GAGCGGAGCGCCTCGCTGTTCGGCGACGCTTGCTTGCCGGGGTCTGGCTTTGCCCATTCGTGCGGCTCGCGCTTTTCTTCCTTCGCAAGCTCGAGTTCGACACGAGAGGCATCGTTTAGGCGGTTCGTCCGCAGATAGGATTTGACCGACGCCTGCAGCCGCTCGATGCGCGTCTCCGGCCGGGGCTTGCCGAGATAGACCACGTTCGGCGGAGGCTCGAGCGCCCTCTGCAGAGCGCGGCGGAGCGCCAGCCTCGAGGAGCACAGGCGGTCGCATATGCGCTGGAGTTCCGCCCACGCCGGCCAAAAGACCATGGCTCGAGCCCATTCCTCACACGCTTGCTGGGCAACGTCCGGCGGGTACTCGGCCAGCCAATCGCCGTAAGCGGCCGCGGTCAGCGTCGCATCCGTGTCGGCTCGAGCTTTTGTCCGGCTGCGCAACAACGTGAGCTGCCTAATGGCGAAGTCTCCGCCGCACGGCTGGCATTGGCGCTGTACCGCGTGAAGACCAGCGACCAAATCGGCCTGCGAGGCGCCTGGCCGAATCTGGCAACCGGTGATCTTCACGCCCTCGAATTGGCCGTCAGATCCCGTGATATTGCTTGTCTCGAAGGAGATCAGCGGCTCGAGCGAAGTCGGAAGCGACCCCCGCGGGAGCGGTATCGGAACCAGGGCTGTCATCGTAGCTGCCTTCCATGAGCTTCGTGAAATTCGACGCCGTCACAAACCAATCGAAATCTGGTCGCCAGTTCTTGTGCGTCGGACCGCGAGGGAGTTTGCCCGTCAGGAACTTGCTCGCGCCGGCCTTGGCCATGGCGCATTGCCAGCCCTCCAGGCCGCCGCATTCAGCGAGCCGCTTGGTCAGCGCGGTTTTTCGCGATGGCGTCAACCGTTGCGCCTTCGCCCATCCGGATTGATCGGCAACCACGTTGTAGGCTTCGATCGCTTCTTCGAGCGGGATTGCCGGCGCGACAGCGCCTCCCTCTTCCTCGGTCCTCGGTCCTAGGTCCTTGGTCCTAGGTCCTAGGTATGAGGCGCGAGACTCTCGGACATCCTCGCGAGGCTCTCCGAGGACTTCGCGAAATTCAGGGATGCGCGACTTAGCCGGATGGTCAATCTTCTGATGTTCCAACCACTTAGGTATATCGAGGTATCGCTGATCCTCGACCTCGTAGAGCCGCACATGACCGCGATCGACCAATTCCTGGAGCCAGCCATCGATAAGCTCCGGAGCGTCCTCGTCATAGGGATAGAGGCGGCTCGCGAGGAGTCGCGAGGATGCGCGAGCCCTTCCCGAGTCATCGACGAACAACCAGAGCTGCACGAACAACAAGCGAGCGTCTCGGCTCAGCTTGCCAATGCTTTCGCTCTCGAGAAACTCCGGCTTGATCGTGCGGATGCGGGCCATCTACGCGACCGCCGGCTGCTTGATGATCGCTGCTACCTCATCCGCATCGACTGCGATTGGCAGCAGATAGGCCCACACCGCGATTCGCAGAAGCTTCGCCACCGGCAGCTTCCGGCGCTCGGCAAGCCACGTCAGGCGCCGCATATCCTCTGGCGGCAGGCTGACCATGACGCGAGCCATCTTGCCGGCGCGCGCGCCCTTGGCTGGGCTCTTGAAGCGACAGGTATGCGCGGTCACGCCGCCACCTTCTGGGCGGAGCGAGCCGAGACAGTCACCAGAACGTCGTCCGCGTTCCTAGTGCGCGCGACATAGATGGCCACCACGTTCCGGTCATCGTCGATTCTCTTGCTCGCCACCAAAGCGTCGAGAATCGGCTTTACGCGGTTGTCGATATCGCCGCGCATCTTAATCGGCAGTTCGATCTGCACCGAGATTGCGCCGCCGATGTAAGGCACGCGGCTACCAGCAATGATCAGGGCGCTCATGTGCCGCCAATCGGTATAGGCCAGCACCTTTACGCGCCGCTTGCCGACAGTGGCGTAGATGTTGTTGAGCGACGGCGGCATGGGGAGCACGACCGAGAATGCTTCAGGCGGCATTCTGGGCCTTCAGTTTCTCGGTCATGTATGCGCGGAGATCCCTGAGAGCCTTGGCCTTCTCCCCGCCCTTGGCATTGCGCCATGCAAGCATGAGGCGCTTGTGAGTCGGATCGATCGCGCGGGCGGATATCTGGCGGCGCGTCATGCGTTTGCCCTCTCATGCGCGTTAAGGATTTGATCCTGCGTCGGGCCTTCCCAGCACACAGGCCAGCCGCGCTCGTCGGCAACTTCAAGGACATAGGCGACATTCTCGCCTAGACGGGCCGCCACGACTTCCGGGTGAAGGCCGTCGGCAAGCTCGCGCTCGGCGTCTGCCCAGCCGTAGTTTGAAGTGAGACGCTGCCCGCGAGTCATAGGACTTCTCCGAACGCCCCGAACGTCAGGGCGGCAGCGCCCATAAGCTCCGGGTTCTGGTCCATTATCTGTCTCGCACGCCGGTTTGCGTGCATGACGGAAGTGTGGTCCGTCTTGGCGAAGAGGCGCGCGATGGCTGGCAGAGAGAGGGACGGACAAAGACGCCGTACAGCCCACATGCAAACAAGGCGCGGGCGGCTGTAGATGAATGATTTGCGCGGGCCTTTCAGGTCCTCCATCCGGTACGGCTGACCTTCGATTCGGTATTCCATTACGTCGAGCGCAGCGACGTAACGGATCATGACTTCGCCGCCCCGGGGCACGAGCTTTATTTCCGGCAGTGCCTCCCGAAGCTTCTCTAGCTCTGCGGCGAGCGCTTCATTCTCGCTGATTAGTTCGTCAACGCGTGCCTGCAGCATGCGCTCCCTGGAGGTCGCCGGCTTGGGGGCCGGAGACAGCCCGATGAATGACGAATAGACCTTCTGAAGGTGCTGGCCGCGCTCCACGATACCGGTGCGCTCCATTATCCCGATAGCCATCACTTCTTCCCTTCCAGCTTGATCACAAGTTCCTCGACACGAGAGCGAAGGCGCTTGTAGGCAGCCAGCACGCTCTTCCGCTCGACGCTGACGGTTACGAATCCAAGGCGCAGGCCGTAGTAGAAAAGGTCCTTTTGAGTCTCGGACCCGATGCCACGCCACACATGCACGCTGATGGTGATTGCTGGGCTCATTTACCTTCACTGACTAAAGCCGCCTTGAGGGCCGCGATTGTTTCCTGCGCTCGAGCTAGATCCGCGCGGCCTGCCGCCTCAAGCAGCTTCGCGCACAGCTCATCGTCATTGAGCATCGCCACCGTGTGCTTCCACGTCGGCGCGTTGCTGGCGTCGAGCCAGTTCTTCGTTGTGCGCGGGGAAGTGCCAACCATGCGCGCAAGCACCTTCGCCCCATAGCAACGGAGCTTGTCGGCAAGGATTGCCGTGCTGTCATGCGTGGTGATCGTCAGCGTACTCATAGACCGAACTTTTCGCTTCTCCAGGGGACCGAACATTGCGAAGCACTCCATGCAGTATCAGGGACATGGAACGCATCGGCGCCATCACGAGACGAGTACTCATCGCTGCCAGGCTTCGGGCCTCGGCTCGTGAAGAAATTTCGGCACCGCCGCTGGGGGATTGCGAGCGGTGGGTGCCCGGCATCAATGATGCCGACGCGGCTGGGATAGGCCGCGATAGGAATAAAAGCCCCCGAGCCGCCGACCGGAAATCCAATCCAATGCAGGCTCGGGGTGAGGTGGCACGGGACGCAAGTTTGCGGGGAGACAGGACCGATGAACCTGCCCGTGCGTTGGGAATGAGGGGTGACGCGAGTGTGTGGACTCGCGTACAGGGGCCAGCGCTCCGGTTGCTTGTAGCTCGTAGGGGTGCTGGCCCGACTCATTACTGGCGCACCTGCACGACGTGGCAGCCGAGCGCGACGAAGCCTCCGAAGATGAACGGAGCCGTCCAGCCGAGCCCGCTATGTCCGTGAAACAGCAACAGCGTCAAGCCGTTGAGCTGCCATGTCAGGAATAGCGCTACTACGCCGATCACAAACGCGAGCAGGAATCCTTGGGCGGCCATTTTCAGATCACTCCCGTGACGAAGAGCGCGCCGACAATCGCGAGGACCGCCATCATCAGGCGTTGACCAGGGAAACCGAGTTCACGCATGGCGACCGTAAGACGCTGACGGTGCGCGTATTGTTCGACTTCGACGGGATAGAGGCCGAGATCATCCTGCGGGACGCCATCCCAAGGGACGCCGACAATCGGCACGCTGCTGCTCATCGGATACTCCAGAGAGCGGCTAGGGCTTTGCTGGTATGAGGTCATGCTGCAGCCAATTGGTAGGGAGCGCTGCTCCGGGCCGAGAATGTGTGCTGATTACGGCCGCGTCCTTTTCGCGCCATGTCAGCGACATTCTCTTCATGTGTTCCCAGGAAGAGATGATCCGGGTTGATGCACGGCCGCACGTCACACTTGTGGCAGACATACAGGCCATCAGGGATCGGGCCGTAAGCACATTCGTACGCAAGCCGATGCGTCACTTGCGGGCGCCCTTGGTAGTTCAGGCGTCCATACCCTCCCGGCGTGAGGCAGCCGAGCCAGAGTACGCATCCGCTATTGGGTTCCGGCATCGAGAGATTTTCGAGCCTTTCCCGCAAGCTCAATGCGTAGGAGTGGCCGAGTTGGACCGCGCTCCGCTGGCGGAGAACGCCAAACACAGCAGCGTGGCGCTTGATGGAACCCTTCGTACGCATCGGAAGCGCTCGGAGCAGTTCCGCCCAAGGCGCAGACGGATAGAGGCGCACCAGGATAAGCCGCTCTTCTTCGCTCCAGCCTTCCAACTTCTTCGCGTCGATGCTCATACGCATTCCCTCTCACGCTTGGATGCCTGGAGACGGGCATGGGCTGCCAGCATCGCATCCATGGCCTGCTCGTCGCTGATGGGTTTGGGAGACGACCTCCGGCCTATCGCTGCTTCGGACGGAGGGAGTGGCGTCGGAGGGACGACACGCGCCACCTCCGACTCCGCGGTCAGCCCAGAGTCATGGCTGCCTCCTGCTGGAGTTACCGACTTCTCGCCCTCGGCCGGGCTTTCATTCAGATCAAAGTGTCGATTTACCTGGAGTTTGCTTAGATCACCGGCTTCATTGTCACCTCCTATGGCTTTGACGGGATTTAGGGAGACCTCGCCGATTGCCTTCGAGGGCGAAGCCGAACTCAAAGTTGGTGAGCCGGAGGCGGCGCGCGCATCAATTGCAACGTCAACCGCCTCCCCGTCCGCTATAGCTGCGGCCGGTCGCTCGTTCTGTGTCCTCTCAGGCGCACTATCCGGCGCGAGGTTGAGAGCGTCGCGAAGTTCGCCGGTCTCGGTGGGGGTGCTCGGCACGGACGGATCAAAGGTCACCGAATTGGACACGATGGGCGTCTCAGATTTTTTATTTAGTGAGACGGACCGCGAGACCGTCGCTTGATCTATGCCAGTCTCCGCTTCGATCTGGCGAGCCGATGCACCCTTGGCGGCCATGGCGACCGCCTTACGCATTGGCCCCGACAGCTCGCCCTCGTACAGGTCCAGGATCGTGTCCTCTTCGTCCCGCTTGCTCGGGTCCATGCGCTTGCGGGTGATAGCCTTGCGCAGAACCTTGGGCACGTAGCCCGCGCTCTTGGCTTCGGCGTAGATGTCGCGAATGTCCGACTGGATGCCGTCGCGCTCGTCCATCAAGCGCTCGATGCGATCGGCCAAGGACTTGAGCCGGGAGTCGGTCATGCGGCGGCTCCGCGCGAGGCGATCGGATGATTGCGCCGTGGATCGCCAATGAGGGGCAGCCCTAAATGATGGCGCTTATGGCAAGAGGCGCACAGCCAGCGCACCTCGAGCGGCTTGCTGTAGTCGTCGTGATGCCCATGGACGAGGCTTCGATCACGAGGTCGGAAACCACAACTTTCGCAGGTATCACCCCGCTTGACGCTGCCATTGGATATCGCAGTCCAAAGCCTGTTGCGGGCGCGCTGGGCGACCGGATCATAGGGTTTCGGCATCACGCGGCCCTCTGCTCTGGGAACAGGCGCGCGATGATCTCGGCGTCCACGGCAATGCGGCGCTCTTGGATCGCCGCGCAAATCTGGTTCTTGCGGTAATGCGGTATGCGGCCAGCGGCTTGCCAGTTCTGGATTACATTCGGGTATTTCTCGCCGAGCGCGGCCTGCATCGGGCGAATACCGCCGAAGCAGCCAATAAGGTCAGCGACCGGGTTTGCCTTCTTGCGCATGGCAACAGTTGTACAATGGTTTTGTACGGACTGTCAAAAACTCTTTTTGGAATTTGTACGCCATGTTCAATGACAATGGCGCCATGGTTCCTTCAGAGTCAGCGCACAAACTTAAGGCGCTCCGCTTGCGTGCCGGATATGGCCTGCGCGAGACGGCGCGACTTTTGGGGTTCGGCGATCAGCCGAATGGCTACCAATATTATGAACGCTCGTTTAAGAAAGAAAATCTCCCCAAAGAGCTTACAGAGAAGCTCAAGCCTCTCTTCGTTGGGCGCGGCGAGCCGCCAATCCAGGGTGACGAGCTTGACCTGTTGGCGGGGATCGCACCGCCCTCAGCGGCTTCAATAGATATGCAAAAAGGTAATGACACAGAAAAACCACGGGTCTTACTATTCCTAACGTTGCCAGCAAACGGCGACAGATTAGGAGCATTTGTGCTGACCAATGACGTGGTCGGCGACGTACCCCGTCCAGATTCGATAAGTGAGCATATAAAAAAAGCATTTAGCCTCAGGCTCTTGGACAATAGGAACGCGCCGAGATTTAAGCGACTAGAGGCGATCGTCGTTGACCCCACATTCGAGGGGACAGACGGGGAGGACTGTGTGTTCTCGGCCGACTTTGACGGGGTGCCGCGCACCATGATGGTGGTGGGTACGTTGGTCCGATCCACGGCGAGCATGTGGATAATCACCCAGTACTCCGCTCCCAAGAAGGAGCTGGAAGTCCCCAAATCCGAATATCCGAGGGCATGGCCCATCAAGGGGCACACCATCTAATTTTCTGGGTGGCGCATATCAGGCGCGCCATTTTTTTGTCCACTGCGTACAAAATCATTTGACGAATTTGTACGACCGTTGTACAACCTCCCCATACCCGCTACCTGCGGGGGATGAGGAGATGAAGATGGTAGACCGCCGCGAACTCGAAACGCTGATCGCCAAGGCAAAGAGCGCCTGGGCCTCAATCGAGGTCGAGCGCGACGAGACGGACCATCCGATCAGCATTGCCGTCGTTGGCCTTCGTGGCGTCGGCCCCTTCCCTATGGCTCCCATCGCCTTCGCTGAGCGCATGCGTGAGGTGCTGTCATGAGTTGCGCTTGTCCCGACTGCAGCGCGCCCGCACTTCTTGCGGCACTCCAGGGGCTCGTCTCTGATCAGCACGGTCATGCGATCGGTTGCCGGTGCCCGTGGTGCTTCGCTCGGGCCGTCATCGCCAAAGCGGAGCGCGCGGCCGCCGCTCGGTTTGAGAAAACTTATTGCAGCCAATGCGGCGGGGAATTTGGTCCCGGCGATAGCGGATACTCACACTGCAGGGACCATCAGGAGGCCGGACGATGAGCTACGAAGCATGGGGCGATGGTGACGACGGTCTTGACGGCTACGTCACGGACGAGCGCGCGAGAGAGATGTTTATCTCCGGCGCCCAGATCATGCGCGAGATGCTTGCCCGCTTTGTCGAGCAGGGCGGCGACGCAACCACGGCTATGTCCATCCGGGCCAATTGGGTTCCGGACTGGGGAAAGGACCCCGGCAAGTGGGATGGCGAGATTCCGAGCGATCCTTGGGGCGCCTAACCCACCCACGATTTACCCCGCTCCCTGCGGGATGGAGGAGAGAATGCCCGACACGAAGAATCACCGGCCGGACATCTTCACGAGCCGAAGCCCCACTGATGCCGAGACGACTATCTACATCAGCGGCCGTGGAGTGACGACGTACGTCACTCTCGGCGAGGACGAAGTGCGCGACCTGATCCGTCGTTTGCAATCTGACCTCGATGCAATGCCCCGCGTCGCGAGCGCAGCTGACCTTGGGATCGCAGCCTAACCCACCACACAGGGAGAGAGATGATGCCCGACTCAATCGTTCACTACCGCTCCGGCGGCTCCAAGGGCAATCGGCTGTTCGTCCGCATGGCCGTCGAGGGTCGAGCCTCCAACGCCGCCATCTATCAGGAGCGCATGGTCGATGCCATCCGCGCCGGCATGGATGCGGGAGTTGATCGCGCGACGCTGCAGGATCAATGCGGCTGGACCGTCGATGCCCTGTCCTCGCTCAAGCGGGACCTAGAGCGCGACCTCGACAATGAGGGGCTTTCCATCGACCTCCTCCGGCTCGACCTGTCGCCGATCAACGAATTGCACGCCGAGCTGGCGGCGGGATAAGGGAGGCGAGCTATGGCTATTATTTTTGATCGTGAATGCGAGCGCTGCAATGGCTCTGGAGAAGTCGCCCGCAGCATTTATTTCCCCTGCTCGTATGTCGGTCCGGGCCCCGTTCCTGACTATGCGCGCGGCGTCGCCCCCGCGAAATGCGAGCGTTGTGGCGGAACGGGTGTGGTCGATGTCGACCTTGAGGAAGAGGCCGAATAGCCATGACCCGCTGGCTCCTCGCTGCTGCCCTTGTCGCCCTGTGCTCCGTGCAGTGGCTGCCTTCGTTATAGCCGTCGCTGTCGCTGTTGGTTTTTGGATTTAGTGCACTTCGTATCGCTCTTTCGACACCTGACGAAATCCACACAGGAGCTTTTGCAATGAAAGGTGTAACGCACTGGACAATCGAGTCTCTCATGGACTCGCTTAAGCATGTGCAGGCTGGCTACGCGGATGGAACGTGGGGGCCTGCGCGTCCGCTCGGCTGGACCTCCATCCCTATGCGTCTGCGCTGCGCGTGGCGCGCATTCACCGGAAAATCCGACATCGTTACTTGGCCGAGAGGGCAATGAGCGATGCCTGACTCCCTCATCCGCCCCTTAACCCTCATGCCCCAGGACCAGCGCGAGTCCCTGTCCAGACTTGCCGGCAAGCTCCGCAGAGCAGCGGATGAGCTGGAGAAGGACGGCCTGCACGCAATCCGCTTGCTGGACGCCCACGCCATCGCCCTAGCGGCTCTGAACGATATCAACCGGGAGCGGGACTATGGCCGGCCGGGAACCGGGATAGACCAACTGCTCGGCACGCTCGACCGCCCGATCAATCTGGAGGATGCCCGTGGTTGATTTCAAAGCTCTCCGCGCGCCGTTCGATCCGCAAGAAATCTACTGGCGGCTTGGTCAGGTCAGCGCGGCCAAGAGACGCGGGCTGGCACTCGCCTACATTGATGCTCGCGTGGTCATGGACCGACTCGACGAAGTGTGCGGCCCCGATGGCTGGCAGTGCAAGTATAGCCACGCAAATGGCAAAACTGTGTGCGACATTGCTGTGCGCGCTGGCGATGAATGGGTGTGGAAAGCGGATGGTGCCGGCGACTCGGATATCGAGGCCGAGAAAGGCGCCCTGTCCGACGCGTTCAAACGCTGCGCCGTTCGCTGGGGCATTGGTCGGTATCTCTACCACATCAAGAGCCCATGGGTGGAAGTCCACGAAGCCGGCAAGAAGCGCAACGGCGATCCGATCTGGGAGATCACTGACGGTGCCTATCGCGAATTGGACATGATCGTCCGCCGCGCATCGCAGGCGATCCTCAACCCGACGCCCAAGGAGCCGAGTTTCATTTCCTTGGCGCGAGATGACATCGCCCAGATGCAGAACAGCGGCGACGTGCCAATCACGGAGCTTAAATCCGCAGGCAGGCAAGCGGCTGAAAAGTATGTGTCGGACGCTCTAAAGCTATTCGCCGATTTTAATGGTGTATCGCTCGCCGAGTGGTACCGCACGCCCGTCAGCCCTAAGGGCAAGGTCACGAACCGCGACAAGGTGACGGAGCTTTCGGAGAAGCATCCGGACCTTCACGAGAAGATTGAATCGGCCTCCGAAGAAGTGCGCCTGCGGAGAGCCGCATGAGCGACAAGGCTATCCGAGACCCCAAGTCGTTGACCGATCGCCTGATAGAGGCCGGCGAGAAGTGGAGTGACCTGAACGCCGCCGCCGAAATGCTGGAGGAGACGAAAAAGACTCTTCTGGCGCAAATCACGAGCGGCTTCATGACGGAGCAAAGTATGTCCGTCGCAAAGGCCGAGACTCTAGCGCTCGCCTCGAATGAGTACGGACGACACCTCAAGGCGATGGTGGAGGCCCGCCAGTTAGCCAACAAGGCGCGTGTTCGATACGACAGCGGTAAGGCTTTCGTTGAGCTTGCCCGGAGCGCAGAGGCCACCCGTAGAAGCGAGATGAATCTCGGGAGCAGGATCACCTGATGCTTGCCCGCAAGTCCCTCTCAACGATGGCGCGCCTCCGCGTGTTCGAGAAGGACGGCGGCCTATGCCACCTGTGCGGCTTCAAGATCCAGACCGGCCAGAAGTGGGAGGTGGAACACCGCATCCCCCTCGCCCTGGGTGGCGCTGACGATGAGAGCAACTGGTCGCCGGCACATGTGGATTGCCACAAGGAAAAGACGAAAGAGGATGTTGCCAGCATCGCCAAGGCCAAGCGTCAGAAAGCCAAGCACATCGGCATCAAGGCACGGTCCTCTTTCCCCAAACCGCCCGCTGGCTACGAATACGACTGGCGCCATCGCCGATACGTGAGGGAAGCATGAGCAACGAATATTTTTTAGCTCGATATGAGCGGGAAACCGATCCGCCTCCGGTAAAGCGTCCGTGGATTGTGCGGGCGCGGGCCAAGTCATGGCGCACGGGCGAATGGTGCCGCTGGTACACGCACGGCACCTACACGACCGAAGAAAGGGCAAAGGCAGCCGCGTCTGGCTTCAATGGCCCGAATCACGAGGCTCGATTCTGCCACCGCACTCTCCTCACGGATGTGAAGGATTACGAGGCACGTGAGTCCGATACGCGCGGCGAAGCGAACTCACCCTCACCCAAGGACCATCCATGACCGATGACATAAAGAGCGATCTGGAAGCGGCGCGAGAACTCACTGACGGATACCTCGGCAACAGAGATTTGTTGCAGTACCGCTTTGCAGTCGCCCTCCTCTCCCTCGCCTCCCGCGTAGAGAAGATAGAAGCGGAGACGGTCGAGCGGTGCTTGCAGGCGGTCAGAAACGCAGGATGGACGCATCTGGGAGACGATGCCTACTCGCAAGGCATGGATCATGGCGCGGCGCACCAGTTACTTGAATGCGTCAAAGCCCTGAATGCCATCCGCGCCCTACAGCCGAAGGAGTGAGCCATGACCGTTGAAGCCGACTGCGAAGATCAAGGGATTGCCCACGTCGACCGTTGCGTTCGCTTCGGATGTACGGGTGCAAAGCTCGAATTGCGCGGGCCGTTCTGGTGCTGCCCCAACTGCGGCAGCAGCTATGGCGAAAATCCGCATCCAAGCTGTCCGCCAACCCGAACCCTGCCGGAGTGAGCCATGACCAGTGATGAGCGCGTGGAGCGGGTGGCAAGGGCGGTATGCGAACACAGGGGGCTTCATCCAGACTGGAGCAAGCAGCCCCGCACAGTCCAAGAATACTATCGCGAAATTGCCCGCGCAGCCCTCGCAGCCGCAGGCCCCGACGTGCCCAAAGAGGTGGTGGAGGCGGCGCGATACGAGGCGCGCATAGCGGAGGGACGCGAACATTCCATGGCGGGAATTATGGCCCGCTGGATACTCTCATCATGCGGGGAGAAGCCATGAGCGAGCTAAAGCCAGCGCGTGTCGAGTTTGAACTTGGCGAGGACAAGTACCAGCGCCGAAGCAAACTGATTGGCGAGCTGGAGGGAAACGGTCGCTACATCTGGACCATCAAATCCGAGCCGAGCAGCCAGCGCGACGAAGGCGAAATATGCCACTCGCTGACAACGAACCAGCTTATCGCTATCGGGCGCGTTGCCCAGCAGCACGAGAGGAAGCCATGACCGCCCGCGCGCCGTTGCCGCTGGAGCATCTGCTTTGGCGGCTCCGCAACAATCACACCGCCAAGCACCTCTGCGGGCTCGCAGCGGATGCCCTCGAGGAACTGTCCAGCCGCCCGCCCAGCGCGCGGGAGGAGACCGTCGAGACCGCCTATTGCTCTCGTCTGATTATCGCCGCCAAGGCGCAGGCATACGAGGAGGCGATCTGGCTGGTCGAGATGGCGCAGAAATACCCCAAAGGATTCGCCGCGATCCTTGACGTACTTCGTGCCAAGCATGGCGCCCTCGAAGCAGTGAGCGAGCGGGAGATGAGGATGGTTAACTTCGTATCGGGTTGCGGAGAATCCCTACAATGACACCGCTCCTCACTCTCTCACAGGCAGCGGCGGCCATGGCCTACAAGGATGTGCGCACCTTGAAGAAGGCGCTAAAGCGTGCCGGTATCTGCCCGTCCGGGGTGGGCCGGTCCGCCAGGATCACCGAACTTGACCTTGAGACACTAATAGCGAGGGGAAGAACGTGGGATACAAGCTTTTCCCGCCCGGCAGCCGCCGGAACAACAGAACCTACATCGTCCGCGGATCGATCGGTGGCCGCAGCTTTGAAGCGCGCACAGACGCGACGCTTAGGGAAGATGCTGAGAAGTGGGCAATCGACTACATTGCCGGGCTCAAAAGTGAGGCCGTTTCCGGTCCAGACGTAACCTTCGAGCAGGCAGCCAACGCCTACCTTCGCGCCAAGCGGCTGCGCAAGCAGGACCAGGAATACATCCGAAAGCTCAAGGTCTATTTCCGGGACACCAGGATAGCCGACATGGTGGGGGACGACCTGTTCCGGGCCGCTGATGCCCTAGCCGGTCCAACCAGCGACGCGAATAAGAACCGTGCCGTCATAGGCCCCGCATCCCACATCCTACACTATGCATCCGAGCAGGGCTGGTGCAACTATCGCCGCCACCGCCGCCTCAGGGTCTCGCGGCGCTCGAAGCGAAAACCCGCTGCTCCGGAAACTATGCGCCTCCTATTAGCCAATACGGACGGCCCTAAGCGCCTCCTGCTGGCATGGCTGTACGAGACTGGCCAGAGGATCACAGATAGCGTCAGCCTCGTTTATGGGGATCTGGACCTACAAGCCGGGCGCGCCATCATCCACTCCAGCAAGAATGACGATTCCGGAGATATCGCGCTGTCCCCTGAGCTGGTCGCCATGCTCGCTACGGCGAAGCGCTACCCCAATGACAAGGTCTTTCCCTGGAAGAGCCGCCACAGCGTCTATAAGTGGCTCACGCCACTGTGTGATCGCCTCGGGGTGGTCTACACGCCCCACATGTCCCGGCATGCTCTGGCGACCGAATTAAGGGCCTTGGGACTCGATATGAAAGCCATCGCAGAACGTGGCGTGTGGCGCGATGAGCGCAGCGCCAGCCGGTACGTTCACCACCGATCGACCGACACTGCCGGCCGCACTGTGGGTAAAATCTTCGGGCAAAAGCCGGGCAAGCAATGAAAACATCGAATATAATCAAGGGAGATGTCACCCTTCACACGGGTGGGGTCGGAAGTTCGATCCTTCCCGCGCCCACCATTTACCGGCACCCCCAAGTCATTGAATTATCGAAGGAAACCGCTAAAATAGCGGTCGCAGCCGGCACCCCTTTCCTGTGGATTAATCCTGCATTTCGGCACATTTTATGCCTGAACATGCACGGAACACCGGGCAAATCCGGGGCAAAGTTCCTCACCCGTTCCCAGCGAAACGCAGGCGTCTCTACGCGCTACGAAGTGAACCCACCCCACCGGAGAATTGAGCGATGAGCGAGAGAATGAGTGCGCTGACGCCTCGCGAGGAGACGCCCCCGACTCCCGGAGAGATCGCCGCCTACCTCCGGGGACAGCAGGTCGGACGCCGCGCTGCATATCGTGAATGTGCAGACATCGCCCATGGCTACTGCGATAGCGCATGTCGGCTGCTCAAAGGATCGTACAGGGTGGGCGCCTATCGGGCCAGCATGGGCATCGAGGGCCGCATCCGGCGGATGGCAGAGGCGTCCGATACGCGAGGCGAAGCCACCCCCTTCCCTCAAAGGACCCGACACATGAAGGAATTTTCGCTCTCACCTGATCCCGACATGGCTTGGATATATGACCCTAGCCACCGCGACTACAATACGCCCCGTGCCAAGGAATTGCGGGAGCGTAGGGGCCGCGCACTCCGGGCAGTCCCTGAATGGATGTTCCCGCAATCGAAAGGAACCGACGCATGAGCGCATATGATGATCTGGTGGAGCGGATCGCGAAGGCTGTCTTTGGCGTCACGATCTATGCCGACGATCCGACGCGTGCAGGAATGCCTACATGGGAAGAGGCGACGCCGGAGCATGTCACGTACTGCGAGGAATGCGCTCAGGCCGTCCTCTCCTCACTCCACGCAGCGGGATTGAGGATCGTGCCGTCCGAGGCCACGCAGGAAATGTGTCACGCCGCTCGCGATACCGAGCACATGAAGAGCTACACGATGCTTGTCGAGCAAGAGGGCGAGCGGCTTGTCGGAGCGCCCGTGTCTGCGCCGATACATGCCAGCATGTTGGCCTACGTTACCTTTGCCGCGATGATCGCCGCCTCTCCCTATGCCCCCAAGGATAAGTGAGGGCGCGCACTTCGTATCGCTCTATCCAAGCCCGTGACTGATTGAGAAAGGATCGATTTGCAATGGACGACGCGGAGTTAATCGAATTCGCGACCGACTTTCGGGAAGGCATCTTGGATGGTCGCCCGAGCGCGTGGACCTGCGCGATGGTGTGCTGGCCGCTGGTGACTCTTCTCAACATGCAGGGCGTCGGATGCGAGGCCATCGAGAGCGACCTTGGACACCTGAACCATGTGTGGCTCAAACTCCCGGATGGCCGCGCACTAGACCCGACCGCCGATCAATTCAATGACCTGTTCCCGCACTACAATCTGCCTCCGGTCTATCTCGGGCCACCGCTGGACATCCATGCAGAAGGTGGCGGGGTCCCCTATGAACCGCCGTCCACAGAGCGAGGCAAAGCGCGCTAATATGCTGACCGATGAAACGATGGGTTTCAGCCCCTTTGTGTATCTGGCGGTTTTCGCCGCTATCCTCTTGTGGGTATGGTGGACCCAGTACAAGAAGTACTGAATGCCCAAGCCCAAGCCTGTAACCGTCGAGGAGCTTGAAAAGGCCGTGCTGAAGGCCATCGCCAGGAAGTTTGGAGATAGGCCCCTCGATATAGAAACAGCCCGTAGAGCCCTAAGCTCGGCAGCGTATGAGCTTAATGTTCTTCACCTGAAGGCGATGGTGAAGAAGAAGTAGCTGCGGGCCGGGGCGGGATTCGAACCCGCGAAACGCGTTAGCGCCTGCCATGTGCACTGGTGCCTTCACCCTCTCAGCCACCCGGAAACGCCCGCAGCGAAGAACTTATAGCAGATTCACGCGATAATTGCTATACTCGATGTCGCTGCGGCCGCACGGATGGACGTGCCACGCGAGGCCCGCGCAAGTTGAGAACGAGCGCCTTGAGAGACGGGAGCCGGTAACCAATCCGGCCCGCAGCAATCACTCCCGACAATAATTGCGCATATCCTCTCTTTGCTGCGGATAGAGCTTTATGCGCAAGCTCACGGTGCCATCAGGCAGATGGCCTTGGTCAGATCCATAAGCATGATCATCGCCCGCCGAAACGATACCTCGCACCACACCCGATCCTCCCCCGCCTCCGGATCGAACAGCTTGAAGTAAAGCCTCCGGTTCTCCATCACGAAGCGTGGGAAGGTGCCTTCCGCGCGGGCCTGTATCTCGTCCATCAGGTGCGACTCGTTTCCCATGTCCACCCCTTGCGCCGGCAGTAGTCGGCCACCTGTTTGCCAGTCCAGCCGATCATGTACCGAAGGATTGGCGCGGCCTCCTTGACCGTGCCGCCTTCGGCAACAAGGCCCGCGTTGAAATGCGGCGCCTCAATCGAAACGAGTGTTTCCGCCATCACTTCTTCCTTGTACCACGCCGATCGCGCGGGCGCCGCTTCTTCATGCTGCTACTCTGATCTTCTTCCGGCCATCGATCACAACCTGACCGCGGAAGTAGCAGCGACCGTCGATGACCTCGGCGAGCTCGGGCATCAACAGCCGGCCGTCCTTGTCGAAGGTTAGGACCGCAAAGCCGCTGCACCAGGCGACGGGCGAATCTTCGGTATACGAGAAAGCCGGACTATCGATGTCCGCCAGCGCGCCCGTGGAGACGCCGTAGCGCCTTCCGCGGTAATCTCCATAAGGCTTGACCTCCAACAGATGCGTATGCCCTGTGACCGTGCTGGTGCCCGCCATGACGGTGTTGCGGTACGCACTGTGAATGCCGCCCGTGATCCTGTGCTTAATCATGCAGGAGCCGTTGACGAACACGGACATGCACTCTTGCCATTGCGGTAGGTGGTCGGAGAGCCGGAAGCCACCCACACCCTCAAAGTCAGAGGCGTTCATTGCAAGGAAGCGGTCCAGCCGGATGCAATGATTGCCGACCGTGCGCGTCAGCCGCGCCCCGCGGTAGGCATGGCGAATCTCGGCCATCCTGTCCCGCACCTCATCGAGCTCGTCGGCGACTCGCGGCTGCTGCTCCCAGCCGTTGCGCGGGAAGCGGCTGAGCCGCGCACCTTCAAAGATGTCCCCATTGGCCACGATCAGCTTGGGCTTCAGGTCCTTCACGACCTCGACCAGCGCCCGATGCGCCACGGTCGCGCCGATCCCTGGGTAATAGTGTGCGTCCGAGAACACCACGACGGTCCCGGTAAAGCCGTCAATCGAGACACGCTGGAGATAGTCGTTTGCAGGCCCTCCAGCGTCCCCACGGCCTGCCCCATTGGCATCGCCAGCACTCGGCAACTGGATACCCAGGTTCTTCTCGACGCTGTTCCTGCGGCCATATGCGCCACGCTCGGAGAGGCCCAGCATATCGGCTACAGCCTTCGCCCTTCCGCCCGTGTCACGCCATGCTTGGGCAAACTGGCGGTCGGATACCTTGATGGTCACTTGGGCGGCTCCGTTGCCCACTTGCTCAGGGCAGCATGGGCGACCCGGCAGGCTTCCCCCGCCTCATCGTCTTGGCTCACCCACTGCGCCATTTCCCGGTCGTCCATGAACACGGCAGGCACGGGAGGCCGATCGGGGCACGGGCGCACGAGCTCAGCGGGCGGGATGCGGTTGACCACCACTGGCCTTGTCGGTGTTGGCGCGCACGCCTGCAAAGAAAGCGCGCATAGGAGCGCTGGCAGTACAGCCATTGCCATTGGGGGCCGTGGCAATCGCAATCGACCGGGCATTCGCTTGGTCCTTCAGTTTGTCGTTCTCTGCGGCGTACTGGCCGACCAGCGCAGCGGTGTGCGTGGCGTCCTCTTGCTGGGCTTTCAGGGCCGCGGCTTGGGCGGCGGAGAGGTCCTGTGCCCGCGCGGCTTTCTCTTCGAGATAATTGGCCCGTTCGATCAGGCCGTATCCCCCGCCTCCGAGGATGCCGAGCAGCGCCAGAAGCCACGGCGCGAGCTTGAGGATGGTCGCGAGGCTCATGATGCCTCCGGCGTGACGACATCGGTGCCATCCGGCGGCCGTCCCTGAATCGTCTCGTTCACATGCAACTGTAGTTTCAGGGCCATGAAGGCGAGGTCAGCCATGCTGAGGCGAGACATTGAGATATCGACGATGCCATCCGCGTTCATCTTCACGATGACCATGGCCTTGCAGTCCGTCGTGTCCTCCATCTGCACCAGAACCTCAGGTGTCAGAGGCGTTCCGGGGAAAAGCTCGACGCCGCTCACAGGACGATCCCGCCCAGCACGAAGCTGGCAGCACATGCCACCAGCCACCATCTGTGGGCGTAGACGATGGCCTTCGCCCCGCTCCAGTAGTCCTCGATCGTCGGTCCGAAATCAGGCAGTTGCATTGCCGCCTCCTTGCAGGGCTGCCAAGAACTCAGAATGAAGCTCTGCGACATCCTCGGCATGGTCGAGGCCGTTGATGATCTTGCGGGCCGCCACGGGCGCGTCGATGTTGGCGTTGAAGTAGGTCGGCAGCCCTACGCCCGTGAACAGGCCGCCTTTCATGCCCTCAAACATGATCAGAGCGGCAATCTTGGGGTCCAATGCCAACTCGGGATGGCCGACAAGATCCACGCCTGTCAGTGCGGCCATGCGGGCGTAATTCGTGGCCCAGGTGAGCTGCACATAGCCCCGGCCGTAGTAGACTTGTCCGTTGACGGCGACGCCGTAGGGCCTGCCCTTGCCCTTCCCGTACTCCTCGATCGGCTGCATGGTATGCGCCGTCTCCCACATCGCCGTCGCCAGCATGTAGGCGAGCCAGCGGATGTCGTCATTGGCGTCCCACTTCTCCCAGCAATCGAGGATGGCGTTGAGGCCGTCCACTTGGCCCTGAGCCATCGAGCCGCCGAAGGGACGTTCGCGCGCCGCCGTGAAGAAGGCTTTACGGTCGATCATCGCTTGATCACGTCGAGAGCCGTCTGCACGACGCTCTTCACGCCCTCCAAGGCGTTCGCCATGTTGTTCTGCGCCTCGACCTGCTTCAGGGTGATGTCCAAGCTCTGCTCGTGGCACTTCTCCACCGCCTCCATGTGGGAGAGATTCGCCTGATTGAGCGAGCGATAGAGGAACACCACCGCCGCGCCGAGGGCGACGACGACGGAGCCGAGGATGCCGTATTGCATCCAGGGGGTGATTATTGCTTGTGTCGGATCCATCGCCGTCGCCTATTGAATGATTCCGCCGCTGGCGGTGCTGCCGCTGCCCGGCGGGATATGGCCGCCGGTCTGGATGATGCCGCCGCTATAGGCGTGCGCCGACGCGCCGTTGATCGTGCCGGTGATGGAGGTGACAGGAGACGTATCGAGCATCCCGCCGAGGTCGGCCTGTTCCGCTGCATTCGTGAACGTGGCGCTGAAAGCCAAAGAACCGCTCATCACGATCATGCAGTTGTTCTCGCCGGTCCAACCCGCGCCAAAGGTGCCGTTGAAGGTGGAGTTATTGGCGCCGATGATCGAACCGGGACCGGCCGCGTCGAGCGCAGAGACAGATGCACCCGTGTAGGTGCAATCCAGGGCGTAGACAGTGCCCTGCGAGACGCTGAGGCAGAAGTTTCCAGCGCTGAGGGAAAGGCCCTGCACGGCAAAGCGCGCGCCCTCTGCCACGTTGATCAGGATGGCGCTCGACGTTCCCCACGCGATCGGACTGGCGACGCTTCCGAGGATCAGGACATCGGCCGCGCCGCGCTGCCCAACGATGGGCCCGGATAGGACCGCCGGGAGCGTGAGCGCCCCTTGGACCTGGATCGTGAGCTTGTGGCTGGCGAGATCGAGGTTTGCTTGCGCCCAATCGTATGCCGCCTGCACGGTCCTGAATGGTGTCGTGCCGTTGCTCGTGTCGTTACCCGTGCTCTCGTTGACATAGATCGTGCCGTCGGCCGTCAACCGCGAGCGTACCAGGGGCGCAATCGGAAGCGAGACAGGCGGCTGTATCGCGCCGGCCCCACCGCCATCGTCAGCCTTGATACAAGTGAGAGCGGAGGCCCAATAGCCGGGCGCGCTGATCGACCACGAGAAAGACGGCGACGAGACGCCGAGCGCATAGCTGCCCGCGCCGATGCTGGCGACATCGAACTCCAGCGTCTGCGAGGGATTGGACAGCGTCTGCCCGGGTGCCGCAATCACGTCCGTGGCCGCATCGCCGGCCGCGCTCGTGAGCCCAATACCGGACGGGCTTGCGATCCCGCCGCGGCTGGCGCTGTTGTAGAACGTAGTCGTCCCGCCGGTCTGGTCGACCCCGGAGAACGCGATGGCGTCGATGCTCCAATAGGTCCAAGCGCCGCCGTAGTTGACCGTGACCGGCTGATTGCCGCTCGCCGGATTGACCAACCCCCAAAGCTCGACCCTATAGCTGGAGCCGGCCAACTGCGGCGGACTGTAGGTATAGCCGGCGATCAGGGAGAGGGTTTGCGCGCCCCACGTTACCGAGGCGACAGGCGAGATACCGCCGCTCGCTGTGTAGCCGCCGAGCTTGACCAGTAACGCGCGGTTGGTCCCGCTTCCCACCGTCATTGTCGAGAGCGTCTGACTGGTCCCGCTGGTGCCGGTCCCGGAGGCTGGCGCGGTGGCCTTTGCGTCGAGGGCTACAGGCATATGCCGCCGCCTACGTCACGGCACGCGGGCGACCGTAGCGTACACACCCGTGGCGGTTGTGACGGCGATACGATATTGACCGGGCGAGAGGTCTAGCGTAGCCGATCCATTGGCGGTGAGGCTGTTGGCGCTCCCCGCGATGTTCATCGGAGCTACCCACGTACTGCCATCAGCCGCCAGCATTTGCAGGGCCACGTTGCCGCCGCCCCATGTGGCAATCGCGGCCATGACATAGCGTCCGCCCATCAGGGCGAACGCCGCCGTGGTCGCGCTGATGTTCTTGGCGATGTAGCTGTCGGTGGTGCTCATCGATTGCCCCCGGTTTCAGGGGCGGGGCTTGTCTGGGGGCGCCTCATCATAGCTCCGTGTGGGAGAGCAATTTTCTTTCAAAATATCCCACTATATAGCAACAAAGTCAAACAATAGCCTACTCGGACGCCCCGGCTTTGGCCCGCTCCCTGGCCCGCTTGCGCACCGCCTTCTGGTACTCCTGGTCCTTAAAGTGCTGCGCTGCACCGGGATTACGGACCTCGTAGGGAGCGGGGTTGACGCCCAGCCAGCGCATGGCCTCGGGTATCTCCCGCTGTTCAGGGGTCGGCTGCATCTGCTGCTTGACGCTGATCGGCATGTACTGGCTGCCGTACCACTTGGCGAAGTCCTCGATGTTCGTGATCGGGTCCTCGTGCTTCCAATCGTAGATGACCGCCCCGTACCAGTCCCGGTTGCTCATCATCTGCGTGAGCTGGGACAACATGGGGTTGAGCTTCCCGACTGCCGTATCGCCGGGCTTGGTCGCCCAATTGTAAACGTCCTTGGCGTAGCCCGGGATCGAAATGCGGCCCCATGGGCTATTCGGAAAGATGTAGTCCTCCAGTGTCTCGGGAGGATTGCCAGTCATGTAGCCGATGATCGCCCCGGTCATAGCCGTCATGGCGACGAAGCCAGCCACATAGGATGCGCGGTAGGTCACCTGGTTCATATCGCCCAGCCTGACCGTCTTGCCCGTCGCCGCGTCGATCACGCCGCCGGGGAGTTCGGCGATGTCGCCCGCATTCCAACCCAGCGCCCGGACTGTCATATGCGCGATATCCTTGATCGTCTTGTTCCAGAAGCGGTTGTCGTAAACCATCTCGCCCATGCGGTTATCCATGGACTTGTTGATCAGGTTCGCGACGTGGCGGACTTCCAGCGGTCCCATCTCGGGAGCCACCCGCAGCGCGTCCCGCATCGCCATGGCAAACGTTCCCGCCTTCATCGTCGGGACCAGATGCGACATGATCGGCGCGGCGGCCGTCTCCATCGTACGGCCGAGAAGCTGGAACGCCACCTTCGGAACCCACGTTCCGCGAAGATCACGACCGAAAGCCCGCATGTTCTGCGAGTTGCGGATAAGGTCGCCGATTTCCTGCCCGAGCGTCGCATAGCCCGTCGAGGGCATGAACGATCCCTTGAAGGCGTTGAGGAAGTCACCGTAGGCGCTGCCTCGATAATCTTCCGTCATGCCCAGCCGGCCGCCGCCTTCCCTGTAGGCGTCCGACAGGATGGGGATGTCGCCAGTTCCATCCTTCGTGCCCAGCAAGTGGTTGATGACCTGCCGCCCGACCAAGTAGTTCTCGATCGGTGCCAGCGGCGCCTTCGCCATCGTCAGCAAACCGCGAGGTATTTCCGCGACAGTCTCCAGTGATGGCTTGTTCATCAGGCCGCGGCTGATCTGCTGCACGCCTTGCGCCAGCGCCGATGTCATCGTGTCCTGCAGGATGAACATGGCATGATAGCCCGAGAGGCCGAGCTGCACCTGGATCTGCGAGTTGCTGTAGGCCCGCAGCACGCGATAGAGCGAGTAACGCGCCAGCCCCTTGTCGGTGATGTTGTTGATCAGGAGCGCGGCGTCCTTGGGGGCATAGAGTTGACCCTGCCCCGTGACGCCCAGCCGGCCGTTGATGGCCACCGCCCCCTCCGGCGCTGGCTCACCATGGGGAACCTCCGCGATCAGTCCGTTCTTGCGGAAGTCCTTGACGATATCGAGCGCCGCCGCATAGCGGGACATCTGGTTGATGGCCACGGCCGAGATATGGATCGGGTTGTCCGATGCCATCTTCAAGCCGGCCTCGCGCGCTTCCGCATAGGTGCCGAACACACGCTCTTTCGTAAACGCCTTTCCACCGGCCAGAGGTGCGCGCGACTGGAACCATCGGCTTGCCTGCTCCGGCTCCGCGTAGATATGGGGCAAGTAATCTTGCACGTAGCCAAGCTGGCCGCCGGCCTTGGTGATCCGCTGGTGCCAGTAGTCCAGTTCCTTGCGAAGCTGCTCAGCAAAGGCTCCGAGGGTCTTGCCCTTGTATTCGTCCAGATTGCCCGTCTCGATGCCGTCGATCAGCTTCAGGCGTTCCGGCGTGGACAGTTCCCCTACCGCCCGGCCGAACCGGACGATATTGCCCATGCTCCGCTCTTTCTCGATGGAGGTCTGCGCGAGCTTGGCGGCTATCGCCTCGCCTGCATTGGGCGCAAGACTTCCGGGGGTTGTCAGGGCGAGCCAATCGTGGATAGCACCAGAGGCGATTTCCGGGTCATGCTGGAATAGGGTTTCCGGCTCGATATCGGTCCGCGGGCCGAGAGCGATGTTGCCGCTTTCGTCCGCCATCAGCTTCTCGAACACGGGCGTCTCGACCACGGGATTATCGACGCGCGACGGCGGAATGATCTTGTCCTCTGCCGCAAGGTCGCTCTTCATGGCCTCGACAGGATCGGCCGGCTTTGCGCCCTCGCCTCGCGCAACTAATTCGCCATTCTTGGCAATGATCTCCAGGGCATTGTCATTGTAGATGACCATGTTGCGTGTCGCGTTCTCCGCCGGAACGCCTCCACGCGAACCCGCGTCCAGGAAGCGATGCCCTGGGATGCCTGCTTCCGCGAGTTGATCGGAGAGCGCGCGTGGGTCCATCTCTCCTGAACGCGGATCGGTAACCGTCTGGTACCACTCGCCCCCCGTCATGCTCGGATCGTCTACGCCACCGCCGATCTTGGCGTCGTTTATCTTCTTCAGAATTTCGGGCTGCTCACTCAGTGGCTTGTCCCAGTCCATCAGCTCACCGGCGCCGGCCTTGACCTTCACGTGATAGAGGTTGCCGCCCGGTTTCCAGTTCTTCTCAAGAAGATCCGCGGCTCGGGTCCAGCGTGCGCCTTGGAAAGCCGTGTCGGCGTCTCTAGCTTGCTCCCGTGCGTATGTCGCGGCCTTGGCGTTATCCCCTTCGTTTGTCTCCAGCGCACGCTTTGCCCAATACTCAGGATTGTCTCGGTTCTGCTCTCTTTTTGCGGCAAGGTCCTGGTACGATTCACCGACATCCCGGTTCTCGGCAACATAGTGACCAGCCCCGAACGCCTGCGAGCCTTCGCCCGAAAGCGCCTTGGAACTGTCGAACAAGGTGAAGTCATGAGGTGACCCGTGGTATGCAGACAAGTACTGTTCAAGATCAGCGAATCCCGGCACTTCCTGCGGATGCTGGCCAGTATTGATATAGTGATCACCCAGCGCGCGCATCGTTTCAGCGACGTTCTGCGTCGGATGGCTCTTTGCAAGCTCGGTGGCGCGGTCAAGGAACTCGTGCGGCTTCGGCAGCGGCTCGCCCTTCGCGACGCCCTTCATCGGCAGCATCATACCGAGCTGCGCAACTTCCCAACCGAGCTTGCCCCATTCCCACGGCGTCTTGTCGCGGCCGTCCACCGATTCGGCAACCGCCGCCACGCCATTGAGCGCCGTCGATCCGAACGTCTTGGCGAAGTCGAGCGCGTTCCAGCCTAGCGTCTTGAGAATGCCGCCTGCGGTCGGGTACTGGCCGACATGCCCCGGCTCCGGCAGATTCATCGCCTTGAACGGATCGTGCGGCCCGAACCACTTGTCGCTGAGGTCCCGAAGCATCGAGGCAAATTCGGCGGGCGCGTTCTTGATGTTCGCAAAGCCGGGCTGCGGCGCTGGCGGGTTGGAATCGAGCGGCACGCCCAACAGGCTGCGGTTGATCTCGTCATTCGAGAAGCCCGCTTCCTGAGCCGCCTGCTTGCGCTGGTTTACCGAGTCATTGATCTCGTCCCAAGAGAAGCCTTGCGCCCGCGCCTGTGCCATCTTGCGATAGATCAGGGGGAGTTGTTCGTCTCCCTTGAGGCCGGCGGCGCCACGCCACGCCGCTAGATCATAGGCCGCATCGCTCGCATTCGGCCCCTGCAATCCAATGTCGGGCTCGCCATTCGCCCCCAGCAACTTGTCAGAAGTGGTGATCTCCGGGACGACCTTGTCGGGTGCCGGCGGCGGGAGCGGGCTGTTCTCGACGATATCGTCAGCCATCAATGGCTCCCGAACAGGATGTCATTCAACTGCTTCTGCCGATCGGTCGTGCCGGCCTTGGGAGTGGGGGCGGTTCCGGCAACCGGCGGCTTGGCCGACTCGCCCGGCTTGATGTTCTTCGGCTGGAACGGCTTCACGTCCTTGAGGATGTTCTGCAAGCCCGGGTCCTTGAGGAAGTAGAACTTGCTCGACGGGTCCAACAGGTCATGCGTCTTCACACCCTCGGCGCGACGGGTCTTGAACATGTCGTCGATGTACTGTGAGGCGGCCTGGAACTGATACGGCGTGCCGGGATCGTAGGCAGTCGTGTCGTTCAGCTTCAGGCTTTGCTTGACCGCCGTCGTCGCCGATTTCTCCGCGTTGTTCCAGTCCTTCTCTACTACCTGTGTCTGAGCCTGCACCTTGTTGGTCAAAGCAATGGCGGTCTTGGGCGTGAGCTTCTTCTGCTCCGCAGCCGTCGAGATGTCGTCAAGCGTCGTCGGGTTGGTTGGATCGCCGATCCGGCTCCGCAAGCCCTGATAGGTGGTCACATCGTCCTTGGTCGCGGGCTCCCGGCTCAGTGAGCCGAAGAACCGGACGGCACTCTCGCGCTGCTCGAAAGTCAGTTTGTTGTTGTTCAGGATATCCTTCATCGAAGGCATCTTCAGCGTGCCGTCTTCCTGCACCACGCTGTTCGTAATCCGCTGCAGTTCAGCCTCTCCCGTCTTCGTTTTGGCGATCTGCCCCTCAAGCTGGGCATTGAGCGCGTCGGCCTTCTGTGCCCGCGCCTGTGCCTTGGCATAGTGGAGAAGCTGGTCCTTCATCTGGGCATCGATGCCCATGTTGTCGAACTTGCCTGCGGTCAGGTCGGAGGTGAATGCACCGGGGTTGCGTCGCGCCGCACCTTCCAGCCCCGCGACCATGTTCTCCTTGACCGCCTTGTCTCCCCACTCGCGGACCTTCAACGCGGCCTGCGGCGTGAGGTGGCCGGAATTGATCGTCGCCTCGACCGATTGCTTGATCAGGTCGGCATTGTACTGGACCGTCGAGAAGTCGTTGTTCGACCGCAGCGTCGCGCCATCCACCACCGTCTGGAGGTTCTGCTGTGCCCCCAATCCGGCGGCGGCGCTATCGTCGGCAACGGTCGTATGGAGATAATGCTCCTTCGCCGACAGGATCATCGCCTCGGCATGGGCACGCGCACGCGGGGTCGAGACATTGTCGAGGAGCTTGTCGAGTGCGGGCTCGGCCGTCTGGTGCAGCCAGTCCTCTGAAAGGGGTTGGTTCGGATCAGCAGTGGAACGGCTCTTGCTCCAGTCGTCGTCAAGCTGCTGCTGCGTCTTGATCAGGTCGGAGCCGAACTGCCCTACCTCCTTCTGCGTCTGGTAATTCTCTACGGCAGTACCGACAGACTTAACCGCGCCGCCGACCTTGTTCATGCTCTGCTCGAACATCTGAGCGGAACGCAAGCGTGCATCGGCGGCTTGCGCACCAAGCACACCCGCGCGAGTGGCGGCGCGCGCCATTACCGAAGCCCCGCCCTCCTGGGGCTGGAGGCCGTTGATCGGGTTCGTGTACTCGCGAATGTTGGCCATCTAGCACCTACACCGGCAGGAAGGCACTGGCGATCGAAGCGATCCCGCCAATGGCTCCAGCGATGCCGCCGAAGGCGCTGGAGGAGGACGAAGCCGATCCTTCGGCATATGCTTCCTTTGCAGCATATCCCGCCTGCTCTGCCTGCATTCCGTAGGCGTCAGATTGCATCTGGTAATTGTTCATATCGATGGCGGTCTGCGTTCCAATCAAACCGATTGTCAGTGCCCCTTGTGAAGCGCTGGAGTGAAGGACATCGAGGGCATTGCCGCTGTTCTTGAAGCCAGCCGCAGCCACGTCCGCCTGTGTGCCGCTTTCAGACTGATAGATCTTCCGCGCGGCCATGGCCGACTGAATATCGCCCGACGCCTTGGCGTAGCCGATATTCAGCTTTTCCTGTGTTTGCGCCTTCTCGAAAGCCTGCTGTTCCGCGAGGTAGCCCTGCGCCTTGATCCCGTAGGCCGCAGAGGATTGCTGCCCGCCCAGCAAGTCGCCGGCCGCGCCGACAAGATCGCCGATGCCGCCAATCGCTTTTCCCCAATCTGTGCCAGCCATGGCTACCGATCCTGCCCGTGGCCGAACCAGCCCAGCGCTGCAATGATGCAGGGGACCGGCCGGGTGATCTGCCAGGCGATCATGGAGTCATAGCTGCTGTCGTCCTCCAGCGTGTTTGCGTACAGACCGGAATAGAGTGTCTTGGTGTCCACCTGAACGGGTCCTTCCTGCACGGTCGAGAGGGCGATAGGCCGCAACGTGCCCGAGGTCCCGATGGACACGGTGCCATTGACTGCTCCCGCAAACAGGACGCTGTAGTAGTGCGCGCGCCGTGTCTTGCCGAGCGCGGGACCGTTCGCCGTTCCTGCATCCTGAGGCGCGATGGGCCGAAGAAGCTGCCCCTGCGACGTGTAGGTAAAACCCACAGCGGCCGGGAATACCGTGCTGGTGCCATCGATCGTCACCGACATATCCGAGGACCACTCGTCCGAATCGAGGCTTTCCAGATAGGCGAGCGTCAGTTCCTTGCCGGGGTCGCTCTGCCAGGGCACGAATACCGTTCCGTTCGATACGGTGAAGTCGCCGCAATCGAGGCCGCCGATCTGCACGGATACCTTCGCCGTGCCGTGATTGGAGAGGCCATAGAGCGTCAGGCCCGAGGTCGAGGACTTCGCGCCATAGGGCACGATCCCGTCATCCACCCACCAGCCATTCAGGAGCGAGGTATTCTCGTCCAGCATCGGCCGGCTCATGGTCACATGGCGGACGCTCGTATCCGCATCCAGCTCCACCAGATAGAGCGCATCCAGCGTCCCGTCCGGCGTCGGGCCGACCGTCAGACTCTCGACGGTATGATTTCCTCCAAGGACATGAGGATGGAAGCCGGCGTAATCCGGAGGCTGCGAGCCATAGGACGAGGTCCGGCGATAGGTGCAGCCCACGAGATTGCCGGCTCCCGTGCGCGCCCATACGATCGGTTCGAGGTTCGACTGATAGCCGATTTCCTCGATGCCCGAGGTCGTGAGATGGCGTGCCAGTTCGTTCAGATTGGGCGCGGTGATCCTGCCACTGAAAACGTCGGGGAAGTATTCGTACATGTCCCGCTGGTACTTATGGACCAGCAGGGTCGTGAGCGGGGTATCGGTCGGCAGGATGTTGGCGCATCCCACGGATGTGACCTTCTTGCCCGCTGCATTGGTCGGCGTGATCCCTCCAGCCGAGGGGGCAGACAGCAGCCATTCGCCATTCTTGGACCCACAGATGATGCCTGCAGAGGTCGGCTGCAGCCAAAAGAAGGTGTTGGTATTGTCGGCATCAAACGTCAGGTCGATTGCGTTCGCATCTCCCACGATGCCGGCGAGGTAGGCGGTCGGCGAGAAGATAAACAATTGGTTCGACATCGAGCCGTCGACGCGGTTGCCGATGCTCCCGGTCAGCCATAGGCGGCCCTGGAAGTAACAACCGGCCGCGGGCCAGCCAGTCGTATCGCTATAGATGCCCATACGCCACGTGAACACATCGGTCACATTGTAATAGGAATCGCCATGTGTTCCGCTGCCATCTGTGGCCGGCTGGATCTGCACGACAACTTCCGTCGAGCTGGTCACTGAGGTGATCGTGCACCATGCCCAACTGGACACGACGCTGTCGGCGATCGGCAGCCAGTCCGTCGGCGTATTCGGCGGGATATTCCCCGTTCCAGGTGTCCCCTGCCCGAGGTAATAGGCGCCGTTGTACTTGACATAGGTTCCGGCGGAATAAGAGGTAGCGGCATCCCATAGCGCCGGCTCGAAGAAGAGCCGAATATGGCGACCAACATCGGTCGAGACAAAGCCGCTCGGTCCCACTGCCGTCGCATCCGATACGGTGAGCGTCGGAGTCAAGCCGCTGCTGGAGACTGTGATCTTCGCGCCACTGGTGAATTGCGAATTCACCGGAGGATCGTAATAGGGACCGTCCTGGAACGACGCGGCAGCGATCGTGAAGCCTTGCAGATTCGTCCCCGTGGGCGCGGTCGTGTTGGTCGCGATCACCCGTGGCTCATAGTCGGGATGCAGCAGGATCGCCTCGCTGTAGCCTTGCGGACTGGCTTGTGCAGCGGCAATAAGCCGGACACTCGCCCACTTCCCGCTGGCATAGGGAGTCGCCAATTCGAGGATCTTGGCCGCCGTCGCCGTGACCTTCGCGCCATTCCAGTTGATTGTTGCCCCATCCAGCCCGGTGCCCGTCACTTCATCAACGAGGGTGAAGTGTGTGGTATCGACCTTCGTGATCAGGAAGCGCCGGTTGACCAGCGTGTGCGCGACCGAGCTATCGGTGCTGTTGGTCAGCAGGATTTGGATGGCATCGCCCGTGTTCCACGTCACGGCGCCCGAAAGCGTGATCTGCGCCGGGTTGGCTGTGCTGATCGCACTGATCGTCTTGGTATCGGTATAGACCAGCCCTGTGCCGAACCAGATGCGCGCGATGCTGTCGGTCAACTCCACCCGGTACTCGCCGAGGTCGGTGAAGTTGAACTGGATCACGCGCCCGGCCTTGCCCTGCCGCGTGTTGCCGCAATACTGGAACGCAGGACGCCGCGACCATGCTCCTGTCGAGATGGGAAGGCCGTTTAGGCAGGTCTTGAGCGCGGACCTGTAGCGGCGATCGTCGAACCGCCCCTGCGCGAACGGCGACCATTCCCCGCCCCGGAAGTCGGACTGCACATAGGAGGCATCGGGCATCGTTACCGCCTCACCACGATGAACTCATCTTCCGGCGCTTCTGTGGGGCCGGTTTCGATTCCGTTGACCGTCCGGGCCTCGCCCATGAACCACTTGTAGGCAGCGGCGATGTTCTTGAGCTTGTCTCCCGATTGGGTCAGTTCCTCGCAAGTCTCCGTGGCGATGCGCGCGGCCAGGCCCTCGCAGAACATGTCGTCCATCGCCGGCACGTAGGTGACGTCGGCGACGAAGCGCAAAAGGATCGGCGTCGCATCGGCCGAGACGATGTAGTTGCCTTCAAGGTTCCAGTCATTGTAGGGCAGCCCGGTCGGGGCGCCGAGATAGGAATAAGCCCCCGCCTTCGGGTCCTGCGGGGCCTGCCGCAGATAGCCGTTGGGCAGACGGAAGATGTTGCGGGTCGAGCTGTCGTAGGCCGGACCAGAGCCGAGCGGATAGATGATGTTCGGATTCTGGACGGTGCCGTACTGGCGCACCCATGCATTGCCGCAGGTCGGCGCGTCGAAAGTTGGCGTCCACGGCAGCAGGCTGCCGTTCTTCTGCCAGTTCGTGCCCGAGTCGGTCAGCGGATTGTTCCCAAGATTGCTGCCGACCATCGAGATATACAGGTTCCCGTCCGTGCACCCGACAACCTTGCTCTGCGCGTAGGTCGTATTGAGGTCGAACATCGGGTAGGCGCCCGGCGTGTTGTCGAGGTTCTGGTCGATCAGCGACAGGTAGAAAAAGCCATCCGTGTACTGGACCACCTGCCCTTTGTTGAAGGTAGTGGTCGAGGACCATGCCGTGGGCGTCTTTGGATCGGCAGAATTGGCCGTGGAGAGCGAACTATAGATGTTTACAACGCCCGCGGCCGGCGACTCGTAAACCATCTCTCCAGTGAAATATCCCGTGGTGCCGGTGGTGTCGTATGGCTCGACCGTCAGCGGCCCGAAGTAGCTATCCCACTGAGCGGACGCGCCCGGTGTGTTGTTGAGGTTGCTGCCAATCAGCGATACCCAATAATCGCCATTGGCATCCGCCACGATCTGCCCGGCCTGATAGGACAGTGCCGAACTCCAGGCATTGGGGACGAACAGGAGCGTGCCCACATCGTAGGGACGAAGCGCCACGCGCCGCACGGCAAAGCGCCACACGTTCCGGCGGAGCTCGGCACGGCGGATCTTGTCGTACACGAACGCCATGGAGGCCGCGTTCTTGCTGTTGTCGGTGAACGCGGTAATGCGCGTCACGCCACAGTGTTGCAGTGCGCGATTGGCTATATCGACATTCGTGAGGAACGGCTCTGTCGTCACGGACGGCTCCTATCCGCCGCCGTGCGGCCTACTCGGTAAAGACTGCGGTGCGCCCGTCGTTCAGGTAGCGCAGGATCGCCTCGGTAATCAGGTTCACATCCTGCCGGGTCATCGACTTGCTCGTGTCGATACGCAACTCGACATCGGTAGAGCCCGTCGAGGAGCCCTCGGTGGCCTTGTCAGGCGAGAGGTCGGCGCCGCGATTGAAGCCGATGTAGATCGAAGCCATGGCCTATCTCCTAGGTGGGGACGATGCCGTTCGCGCCGGCAAAGGCGACGGCAGAGGAAAGAGCGGAGCTGAGGAGCGCGACATCCGTCACGGTCGTACCGTCGATCTGCACCTGTACGTCATGGGAGCCGACAGTGCCGGCAATCGCGTTGGCCGCCGTGATCGTGGCCGCCGTGGCCGTCTTGGCCGTGTTCGCATCGGTGAGCGTAAGCGCCGTAGCAGTCTTGGCGGTCGCCGCAGCAGTCTTGGCGGTGGCGGTCGCTGTCTTGGCCGTGGCTGCATCCGTCTTGGCCGTGGAGGTATTGGTCTTGACCGTTGCAAGCTGGGTCTGAAGCGCCAGGATCGCCGTCGCCATGGCATTGAAGGCCGTCGCAATCGTATTGTAAGCCGTAGCCGTGAGCGTCATGCTCGCGCCAGCGCCGGTCGTCATCTGGTGGGTTGTGCTGTTATAGGTCTGGGCCGTCTGCGAGCCAGCACCGGACACGATGTCGGCAGCCAGCGTGTCAGCATCGGAGAGGACAGTGGAAACGTCGGTTTGAGCGGTCGCAACGGACGTATCCGCCGTCGTTGTGTCTGTCACGACCGTAGCGACGTCGGTGTCCGCCGTGGTCGTGTTTGTCACCACCGTCGCCACATCGGTGTCGGCGTTTGTCGCATCGGTAACGACGGTTGCCACGTCCGTGTCCGCCGTCGTGGCCGCCGTCTTGGCCGAGGCAATCTCGGTAATGATGTTGTTGGACGTGACCGGGACCGCACTGCTTGCGACAGGCGGTCCCAGCGTTACGCCGATGGCGAGCGTGGCCATTTACACCACGTACTGCGCGTCGATGCCCATCTGCTGCGAGGCAGCGGTCGCGGCAGCGGCGTGAACCGCAACCACGATATCGATGAAGCCGCCCGGGTCAGCCGCCAGGCCGACAGCCTGCCAAAGCGGCTCGTTGCGCTTCTGCGGAGAAAGCGCCTGCAGGGCATCGACCGACTTGGTGGTCGCGGCACCGAAGGCGACATTCGACAGGAAGCACGCCGCAGAGATGGAGACGCCCTGGTCGGCAACCGGCGTCCCGTCGATCGTGCTGTCGGAGTAGTAGGCCCCGACATCCACGGCCAAGGTCGGCGACGCGTTGCTGTCCAGAACGGAGGTGCAGAAAAGCTGAAGCTTCTTCAGCTTCGCGCCCGTGGGAAGTCGCACCATCTTGTAGATGGACGACGTGCTGGCGAGGCCGCCAGTGGTCGGGGTCACGTAGTCCGAGACATCCCGGAGGTAGCCCGAGCCGCCCTCGCCCGGGTTGTTCGCCACGAACGGGATGGTATCGAGGTTGGTGATCGAAGCAGACGAGAGAGTGTCAGCAGCCATGGTGGCCTCCTGTTACGGCGTGATGTCGGCGCCGACGGTATCGTTGCAGAGAACCTGCACGACACGGCCGGGCTCGATGCGGGTTGCGCCGTACATCGACTTCGTGAAGAGGTCGTAGGGCTCGCTCGACAGGTCGTTGCGGATGGTCACGCGGTTCTGCATGTCCTGCCACAGGCCCAGGTAGAGGCCCGACTTGACGAACGCGATGCACTGCCGGTCGTTGGACGAGACCGTCAGGCGCTCGGACACGACGATGTCGAAGCCCATGAAGCGCTTGACGCGACCGTCCACGAGGACGGGGCTGTCGTTGTACTCGGTCGAGACGACCTGGATCTGCTTCAACAGGTCCGATTCCTGCGTCGAGCCGATGACCATGCAAGGCGGGTCGTTCTCCAGATCCACATGGTTGTGGCGGAAGATACGGTTCGCCTCGATCAGCTTGGCGACCGTCAGGCCCGTGGTAGCCGACGCGCCGAAGTCATGGGCGACGGTGTAGGCGCTGCTGAAGCTCGACCACGTCTCCGACGTGAACGACGCGCCGTCAGTGCCGAGCTGGGCGGTGCCGAACGCCGCAGCGATCAGGCAGTCGTCCCACGCGCGACCGAAGGCGTTGGAGGCGTTCTCCAGATACTGCGACTTCGGATCGACGATGGTTTCCAGTTCGTCGTAGGAGTCGATGAGCTGGTCGATTTCGCCCGGCTGAGGGAAAACCCAGCGGCGGGTGAACGAGGCATCGGTGCGGTTCTTCGGGGCGAAGCGACCGGCCGGAGCCTTGACCTGGATGGCGCCGATCTGGTTGACCGGCGATGCCTGCTTGCCGACGTGCTTGCCCTCGCGGACCTTGCCGCGGAGCTTGGAGCCCATCTGCTGCAGCTTCAGTTCGAGCAGCGTGCTGAACTGAGTCGTGAACAGTTCGTAAAGATTCTCGGACATTATTGTCCCCTGAGAGAAAGTTGACTGGCCGATGGCCTTGTCCTCTCGGGGGCCGGATGCTTCGCCGCGCCCAAAGGGTTGTGCGGGAAGTCTGGACTGCTATGGTACTTGAAATATTATTCCAAAGTCAAGCGTAAAAATGCACGATTAGTTCAATACCGGGTCTGGCTGACGCCAGTCCTTGCGAATCCACTTCTTGAAGCCGTCAAAAAACTCGACATGTTCGGCATCGCTGAAAGCCAGCCGGTCGCAAATCCGCCGGAACTCGTCCCTGATCTTATCGACTGGGCCGAGCGGCACCCAATCGGGAATGCCCTCGCTGCCCCGGGCTTCAAGGCAGACGACCAGTATCCCTTCCTTGGTCACGATCGATTGCGTGACGATACGCGGCGGGTGGCTGGGCATCTTGCCGATGATGGCAATCGCCATAGCGCCCGTCAGGGTGCGGTTGCCCTTCAGAGCATCGATCAGGCGGTACTGCCACGTTCCCGTTTCATCAGGCATCGGGATTGGTCGCCGCATAGCCGAACCAAAGGGACGCCTGCACGACCTGATTGATCGCGTCATCATAGACGGGGCCGAAGGAGTGCGCCCGCGTCCGCATGTCGATCAGCTTGGTCAGAACGGCGCCGAGAAGCAGCTTCGCCTCGTGGATCTCGGCTTTCTCCTTGTTCGGATTGATCCGGAGGCGGTCTTGCGCCTCAGGATTGACCTTGATGTCAATGCTCTGCTCGATCGTGCGGGACTGCATCAGCGCGCCCTCGACGCGGCGGTATCATCGCCGGAAATCAGGGTGGTGAGCGCCGCCAGTTCCTTCCGCGCCTCTGTGTCGCCCTTCAGCAGGCGGGCCGCCCAATTCTCGTCACCCTTCAGGGTATTCAGCCGGGCAACCGCCTGCTCCCTGGTCATGACGCCGCTGTTGGAGTTGCCGCTATCGACGTACTTGTCCTCGCCCATCTTCTGGCCGATCGCGAGGAACATCTCCATGACGGCCTTGTAACCGACCTGTCCTTCGAGCGCGGAAACGGCGGAGGCGATCTCCTCGGGCTTCTTGCCCATGGCGACGGCCAGCTTGTTCGCCGCCTGGGTGGCGATGAACTTGTTGGCCTCGAACTTGTTGCCCCAATTCTGGGCGAGCGCGGTCTTTTCCTCGGCGAGCTTGGCCTCGATCTCGGTCTTGCCCGAGACTTCCATCTCGTCCTGGTACTTCGCGACCGACTGAGCGATGCGGGCCGCTGCATCCTTCGGCAGGTTCAACTCGGCTGCGGTCTGCCGCATGGCGTCGATGAACTTGGCATTCGCGACCGAGCCGTCCGCGCCCTTCTTCTCGACCGCCGAGAAGTCGTAATCCTTGGCCTCGGCCGGAGCGCCCAGCCGCTGCCAAATGGGCTTCATCGCCGTGGCGTCGGTCATGTCCTTGGGCAGGCGAAGGATCTGGTCCGCCGGCACCCCGAGCTTCAACTCGGCCGCGCGGTGGGAACGGATCGCCTCGATGGCAACCTCGTTCGCGGGCTTCTTGTCCCATCCCTTGGTCTGGATGTGGCCGATGGTGTCGGCATCGATTCCCTCGATGGTCGAGTACCAGGCTACGTTGTCGCCGTCAGGCATCTGTGTCCTCTTGCAGGTTGATGGTCTGGTCGTTGTAGAGCTTGAAAAGATCGGTCGGGTTCAGGTTGCAGTGGTACTGGATGCGGAGAAGGACCTCGCGACGGCCCTCCTGCTTGGCATGCTCCCTCGGGTCGTCCCGGTACGTGGTCTGCACGCCGTTGCAGAAGCGTACGAGGTCGGAGAGCACACGCTGTCCTATGGGCGTCAGGAACGTCAGGGCATAGTCGCGCTTCCGTCCCCGCAGGAAGTCGAGCGTCCGGTGATAGGCCTCGGCCAGCTTCACGCAGCCTGCCCTTGCGGAACCGGTCCGCCTAATCCGCCTTGGCCGGGCGTGATCCCCGGCTGATTCTTCTGCACGGTCGCCTGCGCCTTCAACATGGCTGCTTGCGCCGGCAGGGCCGCTATCTGCTGCTGCGTCGCCTGCTGCTGGGCGCGGGCCTTGCGCTTGGCCGCGATCTGGCCCTCGGTCGCCATCCACGAGGCGGGCACGCCCTGAATGTCCGCAATCGCCGGCATGGCCGTATCGAAGTCCGCCCAATCGAGGTAGGATTGATCGCCGGTCATGTTGACGATTTCCTTCGAGGTCTCGACCGCGCGGATGAAGCCTGCGGCCGGACCGGACGATGCCATGGCCTTCGCAAGCGGCGAGGTATGCACGATGTCGTATTCGCCCCCCGCTTCACGCAGGCGCGGCGGCATCGGTGGGAGCATTCCCTGCTGGGCGAGCACGTCGATCTCTCGATCGATCAGCGGTCCGATGTATTCCGACTGCTGCCGGCCGACCGTAGGGGCGAGCAGGATGCCCTTCTCGTTGATGCGCTCGATCACTTCCGTCGCCGTCATCTGCGGCGTCTCGGTCATGATCTGGAACAGGGAGACGAGGAAGCTGTCGTTGATCAACGACTTTTCCTCTTCCATCATTTCCTTGGCGATCTGGATTTGGCCGGTGGGCAGGATCTTCACGAGTTCGCGTCCGTCCGCGTTGACGCCGCCCTTGTTCAAGGAGCCGGGCCTCAAGGACATGCCGTCCATCAAGCCATCGTCGGCCGTCAGCAAGACCGGATCGGCGGCGCGGTGCGCCTGCTTGAGGAACGTCCGCTTCTGCGCATTGAGCGTCTTGAGTGCCGGCAGGATGTCCATGGCCGGGCCGCGCCCGTAGACCTCGCCCGGATACTGCGCATAACGGGTGATCGGCAGCGGAAAGCTGTGATAGCCGCCCTCTTGCATGATGCAGCGCCCGGGAATGCAGATGTACCACGAGCCCCACGGCTTGCCCTTCCAGTCGAGCCGATCGGGGTCATAGTCGTTCTGCGGCATGACCCGATGCAGGAAGTCGAAGGTCTGCTCCGAGTTGGCGATCAGCGCCGGCTTGAGCGCATCGGGGAACTTCTCCCGGCCCCATTGCATCAGGCATTGCCGAGCGGTCAGCCGGAACCAGCGGATGAAGCCGTCGATCATCCCCTGGTGGTTCTCGCGGATGAACAGTTCCCCGAGAGGAATCGCCTTGTACCGAAGGCCGCGGCTCTTGCCGTAGTTCGCGCCGTCGAAGGCATCCACGAACATGCCGGCCGTGCCATAGGCACCCAGCCCGCGGTAGATGGCTTGATTCTGGGAGACGAAGTTCGCGTGCGCCGCATAGCGCTGCTTGAACAGGATCTTCGTCACCTGCTCGAACCACAGCCGCGTCGCGCGGTCCTTCATCACATATGGATCGTTCGCCTCCAGCCCATGCCATGTCTGGTTGCGCGGCGTCGTGAGGCTGTCGCAGATGGCGGCGAAGCGGGTCAGCGCCATCATACCCGACGCGTCGATCTGCCGATCAGTGAGCTTCTGGCCCTGCGTCCGGTAATCGCCGTAGAAGAACGTGTTGCGGGAGTTGGGGTCGATGAGCTGGGCGACCTCCTCCCACTGGCCGGCAAAGACCGAGCGCGTCGTCTGGAGCTGGGCGAACTCCTGAAAGGCATCCTGCAATATGTCGAGCTCGTACGGCGTCTGCTTCCGGGGAAGCGACGGCTTCTCAGCCCAATCGTCGTCTTTCCAATTAGCCACCAGCAGGCCCGATCAACTGCTGGCCCAGCAGGCTCATGGTGGCGGGGCCATAGGCCGGCATTTTCGACATCTGGAGCAGCTTCTTCTTGCGCTCCTCCTCCTGGTCCTGAAGCTGCTGCTGGACCTGATCACCCAAGCCAAGATCGACCCCGGCCGAGGAGATGGCGAAATTCTTGCCGCTGACCTGAGGCATTAAAACTTTCCTGCGAAAAGCAAGGCGTCTGCGAAAGATTATTGCGTAACAGGACTATCCTGTCAACTTCCGGCCCGATAGATCAAATCCCATGGGCTGACGCTTCCGGTAGAGTTTGCGGCCCTCCGCATCCAGCAATCCGGTTTCCTCATCTTCCTCGGGCTCATAGACCTGCAAGGACGGCGTGAAGATGCGCCAATCGTCGGGGTCGTCAGAAGAGAGCAAAATCAATATCCCTTGCGAAGGACTCGCGGCGCCGTTTCATGATATCACCGCCGAGGGAAACCTGCCGGAAGAAGCGGCGCATCATGAATGCCACGCGGGTTGCCGACATCAAATCGTCCCGCTCCTTGACGATCTGGCCGTCCTTCCGGTGGTACATCCGATATTCCTCGAACCAATCGCCGAGGTGCCGGGCGACCTTGAACTGGCCCGACGCCATCCACTTTTCCATCTCGAGGATGGCTGCCTCGGTCGATAGCGAGCCGTCCGGATGTGTTGCGTGGTCGGGCATCATCTTCAGGCCCTCACGCTTGTAGAGGCTCGCCAGCGGCTCTCCCGAGCCCTTCTCGCGCGCCGTGCCGTCCTGCGGCCACGCCACGGGAACGTTCACCCCAATGGGCTTCATCGCGGACGCGTGCTGCAACGGCTTCTGGTCCGCCACCCGGATGGCGTGCAGCACATGGAACACGTCGAAATCCTTGTCCCAGGCGCACAGAACCGCCGCGAACGGATGGCCAATGCCGAAATCGATCCCCCAGCCCTTGGACCACTGCGGGGGCACCATGTGCCGCTCGATCGCCTCCTCGCCAATCGTCTCCTCGGAAATCTGGAAGATGCGCCCCGAGCCGAGCATGGGGACGCCACGGGCTCGCGCCTCCCGCTCGTGGGCCGGATACCCCGCGATGATCCGCTCCCGCTCCTCTGGCGCGATGTGCAGAGCGTCCTCGATCGTCATGATCACGACGCCCCGGTCCTCGGACGGCTCGTTGAGGAACCGGCTCACGACATCCGACATGCCCTTGAGCGGCGTGAAGGTGACATACACGATGCCCTTGGTCGCCGTGATGCGGGTCAGGATCTCCGAGTAGATATCCATCGGCGGCTCCTCGTCCGCCCATATCCAGTCCACCGGCTCGCCCTGGAACTTGGGCCGCCCTTGCTCGTAGGACTTGAACGTCGCCGTCGAGACGCCGCCCGATTTGTGCCTGATCTGGATGGTATCGAAGGCATCGGTGACACCCCGCGCCAGGCTCGGCTTGTCGGCGAATAACGACTTCGGCACCATGCCCGTGCCCAGCTTGGAATCGACGCCCGGCGGCCCGCAGAGCTTGGTCTGCTGCACGTCGCGAACCAGCAACGCCGTCTCGCCGGCAATCCAGCCCCGGGTCGGCCGCGTAAACCTCTTGCCGGTCCACCCCTCCGGATACTCCCCGGTCATGTGGCAGGCCGTCTCGAAGGCCCCCGCCTCCGTCTTGCCGAGCTGGTTGCCCGCCATCAGCAACCGTTCGCGCTTGGTGGCGCCCATCTCGAAGAACTGCGCCTGCTTCGGATAGGGCTTGAAGAAGTCCATCCGCCGTTCGGACTGCCGGCCGGCGACGAACTCCAGATCCTTCAATAGCTCCTGAAGCGCCCTCGGGTCGGCCTGCGGCGTTTCTGCAACAGGCGCCGGAAGATCGATCCGCTGGACCCGCCGTCGCTTCGCCTTGCCCCGCACCCGCTCGACGGTCTGGCCCGGAATGCTACGCTGTTTCAGCGCCATCCGTGACCTCGACGAAGTCTACGTCCACTACCCCCGCCTTCTTCAGCAGGCTCTTGCGCTCCTCCACCGGCAAGCCCATCGCCTCCAGCTTCTCGTGAATCCGTCGCAAGGCCTCGCTTTCCGTGGTATTCTCCACCGTGACCTTGTGCTCCGTCGTGGCGTGCAGCCCCGACCGATCCAACACCATGCCGATGGCCTTGAGCTGGTCCTTGTGCTCCGGGTTCTCGGCAATCGCGAGCAGATGGGTCACCGCCGCGGTCGCCCCAGCATTGATGCGCCGCTTGGCCTCCTCCAGGATCGCCGCCTGGATGCTCTCGTCGTGCATCAGCCTATGGGCTGTGACCTTGGCCGCGTTCCGGTTCTCCTCGCTAAACCCCGCCGCCTGAGCCGCCCGGGTCGCGTTGGAAGTCCCTAGGTCCAACAACGCCACAACGAACGCCCGCTGACGGTCCGTCTTGAGCGCTCGCATCGCCGGACCCCAGGTCGATTCCGGCACTCTCAGGGTAAGTTCTGTCCTTTTTGCCATGATACGAGGTTAATCGTATCTCACGGCTCGGGACGGTGCGCAAGATTATTGCGTGAGAACCATTCGCAGGGGAATTGGGAAAACGGCGCGAAAGTGGGGTGTGCTGCGAAATTTATATGCCGAACCGAACTCGGCCCCCACCCCGGCTACCACCCCGGTCTTTCGAGGGTCGGCGATCCTAATAGGGCGATAAATGTGGATGTGGACGCGTTTCGAGCGCGCATGATCGTGTCCAATGGACCAGCGATGCGCGACAGATCATTGCCCAGGCCATGCGATGGCGACATGGCTCACGGCCATCAGCCCATTGTTACAGGCATGGCAGACGGCCATGTGATTGATATTGCTGCCAAATAATAGCGGCTCGCGCATAATCCACATTATGGAAAATGCGGACAGTCCAATGCGGTGCGTTGTGGTCGCTCAGCTATAGGCGCTATATCCGGACGGGAATAGCGAGTTATGTCACGTGCGATGCAGGTCGGCCCAATAGCCCCTCTCCATCGCGCTCTACGTCCTCAAGCCTAGGGCGGGTCCTATGGCCGAGATCCATCATCTATCAGGCAGGCTGAAAGATGAGGCGCCAATGCGCCGGCATGTCCATTGCGCCTAATATCGACCGCCTGTGAACTTGTCCGCGATGGAGGACATTACCCTGCGCACATGGGCTTTACGCTCCTCGCGCTCCTCCTGTTCGGCTTGCTCTTGCTGATCGCTCTTTACCGGCTTGCGGGCAATGCGCGGGCGCCAGTAGAGCGTTCCTGTCCGCTCGATCGCCACGGCAGCTATCACAATCCCCGCGATCCAGTACCAGACCATTGCCCCGATTCCATTTATCGCGCGGAAGTATTATACGCCCCTCATGGGGGAAGGAGAATACTCAATGCGTTACGCTACCCTTGCGGTCTTGCTGGTTGTCGGTGCCTGCTCGTCTAGTGTTGACGGCGGCAACTCAGCCGGCGGGATCGTATCCGGCAACAGCGATGCCAAGTCCTTTCAGGCCGCTAATGCCTGGTGCGGGAAATATGACAAGATCGCCCGGATATCGAGCGAGCGGGCCAGAGAGAGCGGCAGCTCCATACGGGCAATGTCCTTCGACTGCGTGAAGCCAGAATAGCCCGCAAATACTAGCATTTATCGCTGTTCAAGTCATCTCTAAAGCGCGCTCGACCGGCTCGGGCTCGTAATCCTCCCAAGGATCTGGCTCGCGCATTTTCTCCGCGTACTGCGCCTTGCGATAGTCGGCGATAGCGATGCGGATACGCTGTCCCGACTCAATGCTGATTGGATTGGTGTCACTCATCGGCGCCCATAGCTCCAGTTGCGATCCACCAGGATCTCTTTCTGCGGCACGTCCACCACCTGCCGGCTGTCGTCAAAGACAACCCGCCACATCACATGCGAGTCGATGCCGGGTTGCGACCAGGCATAAGCCCAGCCGCGCCGGGATTGCGTCGTCACGCCCCTGGGAAGCGTCTCGCTGGTCACTTCCACGGGGATGGGCGGGCAGAGCTGTATCATCGCTGCATCGCCAGAAAGGTGCCCGCAAAGGCGCCGGCAAAGGCCGCAGCTATTACCCGCCTGTCCTGCACATAGGCCCTCACGACACACGCCGAGAGCAGGAACATCACCGCTGCCGTGAAGCTGCTCCACAATACCAGGCGATCGGATACGGCCTTCGCCCATTCCGTTTGAACGAAGTCCAGCACTCCCATGGCGGCGAAGCTGAACACGTACCTCAATGCCGATGCTCCCTACGCCAGTCCCATGCTGGCTCGCAGCCGTGTGCCCATATGCCGAGGTGTTGCTTTTGTGCCATAGAGATCATGGTTCGCTGACGCCTCGCGTATCGGAGGGTTGTTTTGCGCGGGCGCGTTTCTTCCGCTTTTTCGCATCCTCATACCGCATCACCAGCAACCCGAACTCGAAAGTGCCGTTCCCGTCGTCCTTGATACTTTCGACACAGACGACGGTCGGAATTCCGAGATGCCTGCCAGACGCCTCCAAAAGCTTCTGCATCTGAGTGAGCGAACCGCCAATGGTCGACGCCTGCATATACTCGCCCGGCGCCGGGGTCAGTTTGATAGCTATGCGGGACTGATTTGCGAACCTCGCCACCAACTCGAACGGAACAGCCGCGTTGCATTGAGGACAGTGCATCTCTTGCCTCTTCGGCACGGGCGCCTCAGCGCGAGGCGTCAGCGAATCCTTACCTTCCACCATCAGTCGGTCCTTTCAGTTCTGCGTCACGGGATTTGATAGAGCGAGGCGATAGCGCACTCTCACGCCGCCTCCTTGAAAATAGCAATAATCTTGCGCATCTTTCCGCTTGTGCGTGTCGCAAATTTACGACATTCTCTCCCCATGGCGCGGCGATCAGGCCGGCCGAAATGGGCAAGGAGGCCCGGAGATCATGGCTCGTATTTCCCCAACCGAAGAACAGCTCGTCAGCTTCCATCGCGCCTTCGTCGCCGCCGGTTTGAGTGAGACGGATACCGGCGCGTTCAAGGACGTTTCCGGCGACTGGCGAGTCGATCCGGAAGAGAACAGGATGGTTGCGACGGAGAGCACCACCGCAGACTGGATCGCGTCTCGTGGAAAGCCCGCCGAGCTGCGCGGCGACCTTCTGGTGTTCGAGGATCGCATTCCGGGACGCAAGCCGGGCCTGATGGTCACCCGCAAGGTCTATGTGCTGCCCACCGAGTTCGGCACCGTCGCCATCGTGAACGACTGATGGACCCCGTATCACTCCTCCACGAAGCCGGCGAGGCGATGTTCGGCTCGACATGGCAATCAGACATGGCGCGGGAGCTGCCGATGTCGCTCCGGCACGTCCAGCGCCTCGCCGCCGGTAAAAGCCCCGTAACCGAATCCATGTGGGCCGACCTCCGCGCGCTGATGAAGCGGCGGGGGATGAAGCTCGCCGAGGTTCGACGGAAGCTGCCGAAGTAGTCACGCCGCCTCCTGCTTGGTGTTGGTGATCATGCGGCCTCCGCTTCGACAATCGTGTAGCGGGTCCTGTGCACGTCCCAGGCGCCAAGGATTTCGCCCGGCTTGCCGATCGCGGCATATCGAGCCTTCAGCACGCGAATCTTGGTCTGATTATCCGCCAGATTTTCCCGGTGGATGACAATGCCCACATCGGGCTTATTGGCCCAATGCGCCGAGTCGCTGATGTCATACAGCCCCGGAATCGGGATGGTGCCGTCCTTGTTGCGCTGCATTTTCGCTGGATGCGCGGCGACGATCAGGTGCACCCGGTATTTGCGCGCCCATTTCTTCAGCGTCTTGATCGAGTGTCCCACATACTCGGTCAGGCTCTCGTCGATGCCGCGAACGTGGTCCATCTCGTTCCATGGAT